AGTCGACCGCACGTTCTGGGTCGGCTTCGGCGAGCAGGACCCGGACGCCTACGGTGCTATTCCCGGCGCCCGGTTCGAGATCGCCGAGCACGACGGCACCCTCGCCGACATGAAAGACACGCTCCGGTATCTCCTCGCGATCGAGAAGGGCGACAAACCGCACTTGCTCGTGCTCGACTCCGCCACCCGCGTGTGGATGACGTTGCGGGACAAGGCGAACTACATCGCCGCGAAGCGCGGCAAGAAGGACCGCGACGGCGAGTTCATCGTGTCGATGGACATCTGGAACAAGGTCAACACCGAATGGGTCGAGATCCTCAACCTGATCCGTCGGTGGCAGGGGCCGGTGATCCTCACCGCCCGTCTCGACACGGTCGCGGTGATCGAGAACGGGAAGCCGACGTCGGCGAAGACCGAGAAGGTGCAGGGTCAGAAGTCGATGGCGTACGACGTCGACGCGATCGTGGAGATGCCCGAGCGTGGCCGTGCTGAGCTCGTCGGCGCCCGCTCGGTCATCTACAACGTTCCGACGCGTGTCGAACTGCCCGAGTTCACCGTCGATGGGCTGTGGCGGAAGCTCGGCCTCGCGACAGCGCAGATCGCCCAGGCGACGTACACGGAGCCGCCGGCGCAGGATGCCGACGCGGCTGACGTGGATGCGGAGGCGGCACGATGAGCGACGAACTGCCCGGGCTGGAAGACCAGACTCCACCCGCTGGCCCGTTCATCGAGGACCTGCTCAAGCAGGCACTCGTGTCCGAAGACCTGATGACCCTTCCCCCGCTCGGCGCGACGGACGACTGCAAGACGAATGCGGAGGTCGAAGCGGTCTACGCGGCTTGGTACCGGGACGTGCACGCGTTCCTGTGGCACGCGTCCCTCGCGCACGTGCTGATCCGGCTCGAAGAGAACCACCCGAACCTCGCGGCGGGACTCGCTCACGAGGTCAAAGAGTTCCTCGAAGCCGGAGACGTCTACCCGGAGTGGGTCTGGGAATGGGCGACCGACCGTGGCATGGACCCGGCGCAGATCAGAGCCGAGGCGCGGCAGAAGCGCGCCGACTGGCTCGCCGCTGCACCCAGAAAGAAGGCGGCACGATGATGCAGCCCCCGATCCTGCCCGAGCAGGTACAAACCTCGCGCGTGCTGTTCACGACCACGTTCGTGTTCCCGTGGAAGGTCGCCCCGCTGTCGCTGAATCAGCGTCTGCACCACATGGCGAAAGCGAAGATCACGGCGGAGCTGCGGTCGTTGATGCACGCGGAAGCGCGCCGCATCCCCGAGCTGGATCGTTGCGAGGTCCGCCTGGTGTGGGTCGTCAACAGTCGTCGCCGTCGCGACGAGGAGAACATCGTCGCCACCCTGAAGCCGTTGTGCGACGGGCTCGTGGACGCGGAAGTCGTCCCCGACGACACCCCGCAGTTCATGCACAAGCTCATGCCCGAGATCCGGTACGAGAAGGGCGCGACACCGCACTTCGAGTTCACCATCACGGAGGTGACCGCATGACGACCTCACTCTCCGGCCGACGCCAGCAAGCCCGCGTGGGCGGTGCAGCGATCAACGCAGCCATCGACGCGGGACTCGCGGCCGAGAAGGCCAAGTGGGACGACATCAACGCTCGAGCGCGCGCGGCGCGGGACGCGGAGAAGGCGCGCCCGAAGCTCACCCGCGACGACATCCTCGGCGCGACCGCTATCCGGGATCAGTTCGGCTGGCGGCGCGTGCTGAAGGTCAACGCGAAGTCGGTCACCGTCCCGTCCACGCTGCACCCCGACTGGACCGACCTCGTGTCGTTCGACAAAGTGCGGGAGGTGCGGCGATGAGTGCCAAGGCTGAGGAGCGCGTGGGCTACCAGCGCCCGACTGTCGGGTGGAACGGCCTCACGGTCACGGACCTGTTCTGCGGCGCTGGAGGCTCATCCTCGGGCCTCGTCGCGGCTGGCTACAAGGTGGTCATCGCGGCGAACCATTGGGCGCGCGCGATCGAGTCGCACCAGCTCAATCACCCGTCGACGGATCACTCGAGCGCGGACATCTCGCAGGTCACGCCCGCGTACTTCCCGCGCACCGACATCTTGTGGGCGTCGCCGGAGTGCACGAATCACAGCGTGGCCAAGGGTGTGAAGCGGCAACGCGCGGAGGATGCGATGCTGTTCGACCTTGATGGCACCCGGCCGCTCGCCGACGAAGCCGCTAATCGGTCCCGCGCCACCATGTGGGACGTGCCGCGGTTCGCTGAGCACCACCAGTACCGGGCGATCATCATCGAGAACGTCGTCGACGCTTACCGGTGGGTGCAGTTCCCCGCCTGGCTGTTGGCGATGGAGTTGCTCGGGTATGAGCACGACATCGTGTGGCAGAACTCGATGCACGCGCAAGCGGCCGGTTTGCCGGCGCCGCAGTCGCGGGATCGCATGTACGTGGTCTTCTGGCGCAAGGACTCGGCGCGACGCCCGAACCTGACGAAATGGACCCGGCCTCTCGCCGTGTGTGTGGAGCATGGCGAGGTTCGCGCGGTGCAGGCGTTCAAGAAGGCCGAGAAGTGGGGCCGGTACAGGGCGCAGTATCTCTACCGGTGCCCCAAGTGCGCTGTCGTCGTCGAGCCCGCCTGGTTGCCTGCGATGTCCGCGATCGACTGGTCGATTCCGGGTGAGCGGATCGGGGACAAGAAGAAGCCTCTCGCGGTGAAGACGCGCATGCGCATCCAGAAGGGCATCGAACGGTACTGGCGGCCGCTCGTGGTCACCGCGGCGGGGAACACGTACGACGGCATCACGACCGGCTCGGCATATCTTCGGGCGCGGCCGGTGACGGCGGTTATGCCGACACAGCACACGACGGCCAGCGAGGGTATCGCTGTGCCGCCGCTGATCACGGACGGCATCCGCGGTGAAGGCACCGTGCAGTCGTCCGCGGATCCGTTGCTGACGCAGACGACCGCTCAGACGAAGGGTCTCGCGTACGCGCCGCTTCTGGTGCCCGTCGAGGGACGTGACGGGAAGGTCGCGGCATCCGTCACTGGCCCGATGCGCACCCAGTCGACAAGGAATGAGACCGCGCTCGTGGTCCCGCTCCGCAATCACGGGGTGAGCAAGCCGGCCACGCACCCGATCGACACGGTCTCGGCGAACGGCAACCACCACGCATTGGTGATGCGCAACAACCGCGGCGGCGCCGAGATGACGACGCCCGTCGCCGAGGAGTTGCGCACCATCACCACAGCGGGACATCAGTCGCTCCTCGTGCCCTACTACAGCGCATCCGAGACGGCGAAGCCGACCACGGACCCGCACGGGACGCTCACCACGAACGACCGGTACGGGCTCGCCGAAGGCATCAGCCTCGACGTCGACGACGTCCTGTTCCGCATGCTCACGCCCGACGAGATCAAGCGGGGCATGGCGTTCGCCGCCGACTACGTGCTGCTCGGCACGAAGCGGGAGCAGGTCAAGCAGGCAGGCAACGCGGTTACCCCGCCGGCCGCGCGTGATCTTGGCATGGCTGTGGCTGAGTTCCTACTCGGCGAGGATCTCGGAGCGGTCGCATGATCGGCCCGAAGGTGGCGAAGCCGACCCCGGCCGAGTCGCGGGTCGCCTATGAGCGGGCGAAGGAACGCAGCTTCGGTCTGTGCGAGATCTGCGGCGAGGCCGAGGCGGTCGAGACGCATCACCGCCTGCACCGCTCCCACGGCGGTCTGGACGTGGCAGAGAACCTGTTGCGCGTGTGCGGGTGGGGTAACCACACCGGATGCCACGGGAAGGCGCACAGCGACAGCGACCGGTATTCGAACGGGTGGGCTGTCCGCTCCGGCGACAACCCCTCAACACGGCCGGTCCTGTACCGAGGCCAGTTGCAGATGCTGACCGCGGATGGAGGTTTGGCGTGATCGATAAGGCCGCCCTGGTGGCGCACATCAAAGCGAAGGCTGAGCACCCGAATCTGCTCATCCACGCGGTGCTCGCCGGGCTCGTCGCAGCGATCCTGCGCGGCGACTTCGACAGAGAGGAGGGCAACTGATGGCACAAGACCGGATGATCCGGGCCAGCATGCGCTCGTCGGAGAAGGTCAGTTCGTGGCCGATCCCGTTGCGGTACTTCTGGACGCAACTCTGGGGGTATTGCGACGACCACGGGCGCGGCCGGTACGACCCGCGACTGGTGCGCGCGGACTGCTTCCCGCTTGATGACGAAGTGACCGCGGAGACGGTCGGCCGGTGGTTGCAAGCGCTCGAGATGGCGGGCGTGATCGCCCGGTATGAGGCGGGCGGGAAGCAGTACTTCGCGTGCGTGCACTGGGACGAGCACCAGCCGTTGAGGCACAAGCGAAAGTCTTACATCCCCGCGCCCGCGCCTGTGGATAACAGTTCTGCGCAAAATTTCGCAGAAGTTCCCAAAAAGGTGCCTGAAAGAGAAAGAGAAAGAGAAAGAGAAATAGAAGGGGAAAGGGAAAGCGCCAAGCGCACCCCCCACTGCGAAATTCACCCCAACGGCACAACAGCCCCGTGCCGAGCATGCGGCGACGCCAGGCGCGCATACGACGCCGCAGCGAAAGCACCTCGACCGGTGCATCTGCCGTCACGCGTCGGCGAGCCCGAATATCCGGAGCACACGCACCGGTGGACGAAGGACGGCACCTGCGTGCTCTGCCCAGAACGAAGGGAATTGGCATCATGAGCGGCACCATCGACGTCCGCACCAGCATCCCGCTCGACACGTACAAGCAGCTGTGGGCGGTCGCGGAACTCAACAACACCACGGTCGGCGCCCTTATCGCGGAACTCACCCGCCGCGCCCTCACCACCAAGAAGAAGCCGAAGAAGCCCGTACGGCACGGGCAGATCGGCCTCGGTGCCCGGGACGAGGGCAGCGAATACGCCCACCGCGTGTCATTCGAGCTGAACCACGGACCGGTACCCGCTGGGCAATTCGTCTGCCACCGCTGCGACAACCCCTCGTGCGTGAACCCCGGGCACCTGTTCGCCGGCACCCCGAAGGACAACTCGCACGACGCCCGCGACAAGGGACGGCTCGTCATGCCTGACCTCCGCGGCGAGCAAGCCGCGCCCGCAGTGCTCGCGGAGCGCCAAGCAATCGAGATAATCGCCCGGCGAGAATCCGGGCAGTTGCTGCGGGTACTCGCAGCGGAGTTTGGCGTCTCTGAAACCACCATCAGCAGCATCGCGACTGGGAAGACCTGGAAGCACCTACCTCGGAGGAACAAAGCATGACCGCAACCGTCACCATCATTGGCAACACGACAGCTGACCCGGAACTTCGCTACACCGCGAACGGGCTTGCCGTCGTCAACTTCACCGTCGCATCCACCGACAAGGTGTTCGACAGGAACACCAACGAGTTCAAGGACGGCAAGAAGCTGTTCATGCGCTGCTCAGCGTGGCGGGAAATGGCTGAGCACATCGCTGGCAGCCTCGCCAAGGGAAGCCGCGTCGTCGTCGTCGGGAAGATCGCTACCCGCGGGTACGAGACGAAGGAAGGCGAGAAGCGCACCAGCATCGAGCTCGAGGTCGACGAGATCGGGCCGTCGTTGCGTTACGCGACTGCGGCGGTGACGCGCACGCAGTCTTCCCGCGGCACCACGACCGGGCAGGGCGGCACGGGAGGCGATCAGTGGGCATCGAGTGCACCGGCGGCTGAGTTCGACTCTCAGCCGGGCGTGTGGGCATCTAACGATGAGACGCCGTTCTGATGAACAACGCGAGGCGGATCAGCCCGCCCATGAGAAACGCGTGGCTCGGCGAAGGCCGCGACCGCGGAGAACAGAGGTCGGAGTGCTGCGCGAAGTGTCGCCGCGGCGTCAAAGAGTTCGGCGAGATGCCATGCGGCTACGACCGAAAATGCCCGAACGAATGCCACGAGAAGGCGGAGGAAGAAAATTGAGCGACAAGGGATTCGCATTCGAGCGACTGACCGCAAGCTTCGGATCGTCTGCTCAGGTGATGTTGGACAACGCACTGAAGGCCGTCCGTGAGAGCTATGAGCGTGAGGATGAGCTACGTGAGCGCATCCGCGAACTGGAGTCCGCGCTCGCACAGATCAACGGTGTCAACGACGCGCTCTCGGAAGGCCTTGCCGCTCGTGACGCGGTAATCGAGCGAGTGGTGGCAGCACGTGGGGAGCATCCTGCCTGCAACCTGTATGCGATCGACGGCCCGGGTGGGTGCGGGTGGAAGCGCGCGGTGAACAGCATCGATGCGGCGGTCACTGCGGCCCCGGAGTTGGTGCTGGCTGAGCATGACGCGCGAGTAGCCGCTGATGCCCTCATGGATTCTCGACACCTCGCGCTCGGGACGCCAGCGTTCGACGCCTTGACAGAGCGCGCCGCCGAGTACCGGAAGGGAGCAGGGCAATGAGCGAACGGACACCGACGACCGAGCAGGTTCGATCCGCGTATTCATATGACCCGGAGGCCGACTACCACGACCCGCTGACGAATCATACACATCAGCATGAGCGCGAGTTCGACCGTTGGCTTGCCGCCCATGACGAGCGGGTGCGCACCGAGGAGCGGGAACGGCTGATCGGCAATCTGCGCTGGCTGGCCAAATCTCGCGCGGAGTACTGCCGCCTGCCGCATGGTGACGAGGATGTGACGATTCGCGCCTATCACGAATCCACGCGCCCAATCCAGGTGCTGCACGATGAACACACCATCGCTGAGTCCCTAGCAGACGTGTTGGGCGGAAGCGACGATTACTTGGGGTGGCTGCCGTCGTGGCGATGGGACGAGTGGCTCGCTATCCGTGCCGTGTCCGCAGCGCAGGAGGACCACTGATGAGCAGTCTCAGCGAGCACGTTGCCCGGCACGAGCGGGAAACGAACACAGCAGCCGCCGCGCAACAACAACCGACAGAGGAGACACCTGCATGACCGAGATTGACCCGTTGCTTGCCGCCGTCGAAGCACTCACGAAACCCAAGCACACCCGCGCGGTCCAGGACGTGATCGAACGATGGACCTCGACAGACGCTGACGGCGTCGAGCACGAGCACGAAAAGGTCATCGGCACTCAGTCTGTGACGATCACACACCTGCCGTTGCTCGACCAGTTCCGCGCCGCCGTCATCCCGTCCAGCAACACTGCCGCGGGCTCGTCGTCGCTTGCGTCCACGAGAAACGCTCTCGACGCGACAGCACTGTTCGAGTACGCGAAGATCTCGGCCGCTACCGCCGACTGGTGCCGCATCATCCACGTCGAAGCCACCCGCGACGCCAGCTGGAACTTGCAACGCTGGCACGCCGCATTCCGCGCCCTGGCAAGCGAACCGAACGTGACGATCTGGTACATCCACCAGCTGCGCTCATGGGCGGGACTCATCCGGGCGCACCTCGACCCGCCACGCCGGCGGAACATCATGTACCCGTGCCCGATCTGCGGGAAGACGACATGGTCGACGGGTGACGGCGAAGGTGGCACGTGGCCGCTCGAGCTGCTCTACCGCATCGGCGACGACGACGAACCCGTGATCGAGTCGGTCATCTGCCGAGCGTGCGAACCCGTCACAACATGGCCGACACGTGACGCGGTCGCCGAGCTGATCGCCGAATTGGAGGAACGACACGCCAGCTAGGAAACGCGCCACCAATACCACGATTCGTGATAAGGTGCGAATGCCTTCCAGAAGTCCGCCCAAATCTGGAACAGCACCAAGCTACGAAAGGCCCTCATCTTCGGATGAGGGCCTTTTCGCGTTAACTCGCACCTTTCCGCCTCCCACCGACCACCAAGCACTGCTGCTCGGGTCGCGAGTGCCGAGGCGGAACACCCTTCCAAGACCGGGAGCGCGACGTGCCTGATCCGATGGTGGACATGATGGCCACGATCCACACCGAACTCGTGCAAGGCATCATCCAGCCCGAAGCGATCCGCGCATTCATCCACCCCGTGATCGCACCGATCATCTACCGGTCACCGGATGACATCGCCGAAGCCGAAGAGATCCGCAGGTTACACGCAACCACCTGACCGAAGTAGGAGAACGCCATGTCAGACCTCACTACGCCGACCGCTCGCGATCGCGTCGAGCAGCGATTCTTCACGGCTGCATCCGGCAAGCCACCGACCGAGCAGCAGAAGATTGACGTCGCGAAGCTGCGCGAGCTGATCGTCGACCTCGGCACAGCGATCGAGGAGCGGGTTCCCAACGGCCGCAACAAGTCCCTCGCGCTCACTGCTCTCGAAGACGTGCAGATGCGCGCCAACCGGGCAATCTTCGACCCCGAAGCTTCTCGGTCATAACCACCTGAAGGGCAGGACCACCCATTGCTTTACCTCGCCGCATTCGTCCTCGCCGCTGCAGCTCTCATCATCGGCGGCGGCGCAATCGCAGCCATCATCATCGGGATCATGACCCTCTGGGACAACCACCAGGACCGGAAATGGGACGAGGCGAACGCCCGCAAGTTCGACGCCCAGATACGCGCCCTCGACTACAACCCCGAGTGAACGTGAGGAGCGCGGCCATGTTCCAAGGGATCATCAGCCGCGACAACGGATGCCCGTGGGGCGAAACCGGGATGACCACAGCGAAGTGGCAGCACATCCCCACCGACACCGTCACCATCGCCGACCTCACCGCCACACAACCCGGCGTGCTACTCCACGCACTCATCGAACAGACCACGCCCGTCGGCGGCGACACACACCCGCACGTCATCCGATGGAACGGCGGCATGTACCTCGAAGACGGACACCACCGGGTAATGCGCGCACTACTCAACGGGCAACACACCATCACCGCGCGAGTGCTCACAGTGGACGGAGACACCAATGAGTGACGAGACACCCGAGCAGATCGCCGCCGACGCCGAGCTCGCGCAAGCCGAGCAGGCAGAAGCGAAAGCGCAGGCGGACGCAGCCAAGCCCAAGGGCTACAACCAACAGACCGGCGAGTTCATCCGCTGATGCCATACCGGGCACTGTCACTCTGCACCGAGCCAGGATGCGGACAACTCGTCGACGGCCAGAGATGCGAACAACACCGCACCGAACGGCGACGGGAAGCGGACAGGCGCAGACCAAGCGGCACAGCACGCGGATACACCCGCGAATGGGCGACCTTCTCCAAGGACTACCTAGCACGCCACCCACAATGCGAGTGCACCAACTGCCGACACCTACCCGCATGGCAACGACCCGACAGCACAGACGTAGACCACACACACGGTCACTCACGCACCTGCCCCCACGCATACGACGAGCACCACCTACAAGCCCTCAGCCACGGCTGCCACGCAATAAAAACAGCAGCAGAGGACGGATCGTTCGGCCGCACAGCGGCAACCAAACGATGCCCTTCCC